AACTATATAATCCCGAACTAGTCTGTCCGTTGCGGTTTCTTTTGGTAACATCTGATTCATCATATAATTTTTTAAAGTTTCTACCACCTTTGTCTAAAGCGTTAGACGTTGATCCCATCATACATTTACCAATAATTCTTGAACCTAATCTAAGTGTGGTTTTTGTTACACGCCAGTTGTTAAGTATATTATTTGGTTTTTCCCATTTACCAGATTCATCGTGAACTAATAGTTTTAATTTTTCACCATCATAACTATTGTCTCCAGTATTTTTCCAGTCAATAGTTGTATCTAGTCCTTGTAAATCTATTGCTTCACTTCCAGCTTCTATACTTCTTCTTGTAAATTTACTAGCGGGTACTCTATATGCTAATTCTGTTTTAGGTCGATCCATACCATCTTGAATCGGTTTAAAAAAGAAAGGATAGTTAACTGATATAGGAACCACTTTATCTGTAAACATTTTTTTAGCATCAGGACCAGTCTTAGATAATATACCGTATCTTGAATCACTAGATATTGTAGCTAAATTTACTACTTCTCCAGAGGCCATAAATGAAAAACCAGAACGACGGTTTTTAAGATAACACATTCCGTAACATCTTGTATCCGCTTTACAAGCTTCCCAAAATATAAAAAACAATCTATTTGCCTCCCTAAAATCAGGTGCTCCAACATCAATTTTACTCCACTGTAAATACATGTAATGAGTACCGGTCAAATAAGTAGCAACATCTTTATTGTAAAACCAAAAACCTTCTTCTCTACGTTTAAATTCTTCGTCTATATAATCAAACCATTTTTCTTTAAAATCTTCTGGATATTCTTTCCAATCAAAAACAGTTTTAATTCTAGATAAAACTTTTGGTAATTCAGTTTTTTGCCATTTGTTATTTTCAAATTTATGAGGGTTTTTAACTTTTGGTAAAGCTATTTTTAAATTTTGTATTTCATATACTTCACCTATTGTACCATCTTTACTAATAACAACAACATCGTGTTCTTTATTATAACCATACTCCCATTTATTATAACGATTCATTCGTTTAATAATTTTAGGTTTTATATGATTATCTAATACTTTATATAAAACTTGCTTGTACATTACTTAGATCTTCTTTCTGCAAAACCACCAAAAGTTTTTTCTTTTTTAGGTTCTTCTTTTGGTTTATCTTCTAACATATTTTGCTCTTCTTCAATACGGTTAAGTATTTCTAAAGCATCAAATATAGCGAGTTTTTTTGTTGCAGCAGCGTTTTTAAGTCTATCTGCAGAAATATCTGGTCCAAAATCTATAATAGGTTCTTTAGCAACTTTAATTAATTCTTTAATTGCTATTCGCCCAGCTTGGATTATATTCTTCTTCGTTTCCTTTGTACTCATACTTAATTACAATATCATTTGATTTCATACAATAAATTCTTTTACCATCAATAATAAACTCCCATTCTCTACCTGGTTTATAACCAACTAGATCTCCTGGATAAATCTTATGTGCCTCTAGTTCATTATTACCTATTTTAAGTATACCAACACATTTTCTTTCAATATCAACTGTTAGATTGTTAGTTTCTTTTATAGGCATTACAAAACATCTATTCATAAAAGGCAACCATTTATTGTCTTTTTTATATAAATATATTTGATTTGGTTTACAAAAATACATATCTTCTTTAAAATATTGACTACTGTTTCTTTCTTTTCCTCTTACATCATACCATCTTCTAAATATATTATGATGTATTATTACTTCATCACCTTTTTTTATAATAGTTTTATAAGCTAAAGGCACTGAAACAACAGTAGCATGGCGACTAACCATCTTATGATCTTCTATATTAGAATTAACAATAAGTGTTTTGTCGCCTACTTTAATTTTATTATTATACCTTTCATTTGTAGGTGTAACAATAAATTCATATATACTGTTCATTAATATTCTAAATCATATTCTACTGAAATAGCCATATTAGAATTAAATTTTTTCCAAGGCATTACTTCAGTATCTTTTTTTATATAAATGTTATAAGAATTATCTTCTTCATCAAAACTAATACTACATATTAAATGACCTCCATAAACCTGTTGGTTTAAAGAATAATGCATAGCATCGTTCTTGTAATCAGCACCAATACTGATTTTTCTTATAACTGAATCCATTATTATTTTTCTTCAGTCTTATCTTCTTCTTTTACTTCTTCGTAAGAACCATCAGTTAAATTAATATTAACTTGACCATACTTTTCTTCTAGTTCTTTTTTAGTTACATCTAACTCTTCTAAAAACTTTGAATAAGCTTGCATGATTTCAGCTTTTTTAACTTCTAATGAACCTAAATCTAAAACACACTGTTGTATTTTACCAGTTTGTTCTTTAACTTTAGTTAGTTCTTGTTCTTCAATTTTGTTTACTTTTTCTGCCATTTTATTAAATTTTAATTATTATTATTACTATATTTATAGTTACTTGTTAACTTATACTTTTACTTTTTAAATATACTACTCGCCTTTTCTGTCGTGCGCCCGCCGAAATAGGCTAAAACAACAGACATCATAACCTTCTCAAAAGTATCGTTCCATAATTCATTTATATGAAAAGGTATTGTTTCTACACTATCTAGTATACCTGCAAAAGAAAATACAACAATACACCACACTAAGACTAACGGACGCACGTTTTTAGACATCCAAGAGTCTGACATAGAATCTGCTTTCCATCTTGAAGTGATAGCTTCGATTTCTTTTGTTTGTTGTTCGTAGATTATTTGTTGTAATTTTATCTTATCGTCTGCTGGAGCATCAGCTTTTGTTATAGCTTCTATTGCTTCTTTTGGTGATGTTACACCTTGTAATACATTTCCTAATGTAGGATTTATTACCGATGCAGCACCGAACAATAATTGTCCAACGGTTGTATCTTTAAATTTCTTTTTACTCATAACGCTTCGTAAGGATCTGTTTTATTATATGCTTCTTTTTCCCAAGGTAAATCAGGATTACCTTCAGCCATATCGTCTCTTGAATATTTTTTACCTTTCCAATACACTGCTTCGTCATCATACCACAAGTCTCCTCTTTTCATTTGATCTAAGTGTATTTTCTCATGTTCTATTACACTTTGCTCGTCATGACCTGGTAGACCTTCAGCAACTAATATAGTACCGTTTTTATTAGCTTTACCTAAGCATCCTTCTTCTAACTCTCTTTCATAAATAGGAGGTTGAGGTGTGAACGGGGGTTTCATTTTAAACGCCATACTAATCTGTGAATTTTTTAGCTAACCAAGAACTTATTTTAGCAGTTAAAGCTACTGGAGCTACAGCGGCACTTGAATATACTTTTCCACCTTGACCTCCTCCTTCGTTTACAGGTTTAGTAGCATAGTTATACGCGTCTTTTACTTTATCTGTCCAGCTACTTTTACCTTCACCGGAAACCTGTGTTCCAACATTAACAAACTTATTAACTTTATATGATTTTTGATTAACTTTATTAGCTGTATTTACAGCATTAACAATAGTTTTACCTCTTTTTATGTTTCTAATTACCGGAGCATATGTAGATACATTATATGCAGCATCTTTTATATTGTCTGCTGTTGTTTTTTCTTCTTCGTCTGGTAAATATTTTTTATTTATTAATTGACCTTCCCTAATATCTGTACCACCCATGCCTTGACCTAGTTCTGCGCCAGCGTTAGAACCACTTTGAAACATTACTAATGGAGGAACAAAATCACTAGCTGTTTGGTTTACAAAAGCTTTAGGATTTGATGTTAATGTTTTATAAGCTTCTGTATCACCTTGATTAAACGCGTCAGTTGTTTTTCTTAATCCAGTAAAAAAATCTTTGTTGTCGCCTTTTACTCTCTCACTCCATTCTCTAGATTTTTCATTACCAAATAAACCTTTAAGATGTTCAAACGCATACACTGGATTATTAACAGCTGTCAACATATCAACTCGCCAATTATCTCCTACATTTTTGTCAGCATAATCATGAAATGCTTCTCTAAACTTGGGATTATTTTTATACATACTGCCTACTTCTTCCTCACTATACTTAGACATATCATACTTACTCTGATTAAAAAAGTCACTTGATTGTTTACTTTGAATTCTATCTTTTCTAATTGCTTTGGATTCATCACTTAGTGTGTCAAAGTCATCTCCATAATTAAGTTCAGCGGTAGAAATCTTATTATTTTGTTCAACAATATTGTCATTATCAGGACTAGTATTTACTTCAAAGCCAAGAGTTTGCTCAGGTTCTTCCTTATAATCAGGATCCATAATGCTTTTTGCACCATTATTATTTAACGGTGACACTGCGCTTAAACGCGAAACTCCCCAACTTTGAATATAAGGCATAGTTATTTACCGAAGTTTTTAGCATAATTTGCCATCTTAACCACTTCGCTACTGTATTCATCTGTGTCAGACATTACAGCGTTAGCAGCAGACATAGCATTTCTAAACCCATGACCTTTAGCCCATTTAGTAAACTTACCTTTATTTTCAGGTTTAATTTCTGGAAATGATTCTCTACTAAAAGGATTGTTTTGTGTATAAGGCATGGTTATTTTCTTTTTTTACCAGTGTGACCACAAGATGCTCTATCTAAACCACTACGATCTACAACAGGATTGTATTTATTTAAATCAACACGTTGTTGCTCTATTCTAGCGTCGTCTCTTTGTCTAGCAGCTTCAATACCTGCAGCATGTCTCATAACAGCGCTGCTCTCATCAGAAGCATATCTACCTGGTCCTCCTTCTTTGTGAGCTTCTCCTTTAGCATGCTGAACTTTGTGATAACCTCCTTGAAAATCATTTAAAGGTGAACTCATTCTTGATAAACCTTCTTTCTTTTCATCGTGTTTAACGTCTTGAGCTAAGTTAGTAATATGTTGCTCGTCACGAGTTTGTCTAGCGTCTTTATCTGCTACGTGAAACTTTTGATCATCTTTAATATCTCTTTTAAGATAATCCATGTGAGCTTTATCGTCTTTAATTGCTGCTTTCACATTCGACTTTGTAATGTGAGTATGCATGTGTTTGTGTATTGGATGTCCCATTTTATTTTTTTTAATTATTAAAAGTATGCTATCATTTTACCTGCAGTGGTTAAAGTATTTGGTGAACCACTACCAGCAGCAGCACCTACTAAAACTTTTTGTACCATAACTGGAATTATATCTCCAGCTGGTATAGATTCTATAAATACTAAATCACCTTGAACTGTTTCTACATAAACATTTCCTGTTGCGCCTACATACACACAACCTCCAGGTGAATCTTGTTCGTTAGAATCAAATATTTTATATTCTTGTACTGCTACTCCTCCTGAAAAAGGAAAAATATCAGCAGATAACAATAAAGTATTATTATCAACAACTCGTTCTACTACTGCTACAGCCGGTGCATTAATACTTGATGCCGTCATAGCATACATGTTATATACAACCATACCTTTAGCAACGCCCTCGTTTAAAACATTACCAGCAGCATCAAAAGTAGTTACAAAATTAGCATTTGTATCTCTTAAATAACCACTAGTATTTATTACTGCTGTTGTTTTACCAGTAAATCTTGGCGTAGGTCCCGGAATATTAATTGTATCGCTAGGTGCTACCGGGATCGCGCTAGTATACGAACTTGCATTTATTATCATGATTTTTTTATTTTATTCGGAAACCATATTTTCTTCTTTTCTACCTTGGTTTTCCCTTGTTTTTTTAATTGCTTCTCTTCTTTCTTTGCCTTTTGGCTGGTTTTTTCTTATTTCTTTTCTTTGTTGTCTTGCTAGTTGTCTACGCGCTCTTCTTTCTGCTATATTTCTATCATCAACGCTTAAGTTTTCATTATTTGCAGCATCTATACTAGCTAATGCTTTTTTATTTAACTTACTATCAACATCAATTAGATCTTCTATTCTAACTGGTACTTGTAATTGATCTAAACCACCAGCTTCGACTCCAACTGGTTCTACTTTAGACCCAGTTAAAAGAGTGCTAGTAACATTTTTTACAATATCTTCAGGTTTGGGATTTTTTTTGTAATATTCTGCAACTTTTTCTTTTGTATCTGTAGCTTCATCAAATTCACGATCATATGTAGTAGATTTATTTTTTTCTCCTGGAGCAAGTACCATTACAGAATGCTCGTCATTATTAGAACTAATACGGAAATGTTCATCGTCACTAACACTGTTTTCATGTTGTAAAGCTGGATCAGTGTTTTTAAATGGACTTCTTCTTAGCGGACTAGTTTTTCTACTTAACGGATTATTTGATTGTTTATAAGACATAATTAATCTTAGGTACTTTTTAAATAGTTAATTGTTTCTTTACTTTTTTCTATAGCACCCATTGCTCCAGCCGCACCTACCGCATTAAATAATCTCTGGTTTTTGCTAGGAGAAGCTGCTTGTTGATATTGATTTCCTCTTTCTTGATTTCTTTTTATCATTTTTTCTTCTTGTTTAATATAAGAATCATTTAAAGGAGAAGATTTTCTTGAAGGACCACTCATTCTTCCTTGAACAGTATTATCAAAAGGTTTACGATTTGGATCTTCGTAATTTGGTTGCTCAACTCCAGCTTCTTCCATATCAGATAATTCTTCATATGGTTTTTCTGGCATTGGTTGACCTTCTAATTTAATAGGTTTTTGATTTAGACTAATATCATCATCTTCTGGATTATCTATTGAAACCACGCCTGGAGATATAGTTTTTACTTTTTTAGCGAAAGGATCTACTCTTAATGGAGAAGTTTTTCTTGGAAATGGATTATTTTGTGTAAATGGCATAATTATCTTCTTTTTGCTACTTGAGTTATTGGTTGACAACAAGCCTCTGCTGGCACGCCATCTAATTTTAATTTCATACCATGAGCTCCTGAGCTACTGCCCATAGCGTGTGGTCTTCCTGCTTGATTTAAAGGTCCGTCCCATATAGAAGTTTCCCCTACAATACCTACAGAGTTTCTTTTTGAAGCAATCGTATGTGATTTGTCTTCAATCATTTTAAGTGGTGAACTGTATTTTTTCATAGTTTAAGTTGTGTTAATATAATTTTTGTCCCATATTTCTATCGAAAGAATTTGGTATTTCTTCACCAAACATTCCATTAGCTGCGTCAACAGTATTAGGATCAAAATTAGTTAGATTATTACTTTGAATAACGTTATCCGCTACTTCTCCCTGAACCGCAGTTTCATATATAGGTTCTTGAGTACCCATTTCTACAGGATCCATTGATTGCTGTCTGTCTTTCATTAAAACACCTACTTGGTTTTCTAGCTTTTTAACTCTAGCGCCAACAGCTTTTCTATTCATGTTGTTAGCTAGATTACCAGCTAAACCACCTGATATAGCTGCAAATGATCCGAAATTTATTGGACTTTTACTCATCTTTCTTTGTCTTTGTTTACGTTATACATTGCTTGATACATAACTTTATCAGTATATGAATTACCAGCAACAAGTTTATTTCTTCTTTCACTCATGGGTATATCATCTAATCCTAGCATAATTCTATATACTCTCCGGATTAATTGCTTACCTTTAAATGATATTTTATAAATATTGTATTTTTGAGTGGATCTATTCCTATGTCTCCAAACTTCAATCCAATTATTTTGTATTAATTTATTCCACCTTCTATTGTTCCAGCTATATGTATACACACCAGCTTCAAAATCTTTTTTTGTAAATAAATCAATACAGTCTAAATAAATAATTAACTCTAACTCTGCATCAGTTAAGCCGTTGTTTTTACAAGCCCATTTGCGTATTATACGGTAATGTTTTAACAAGTTTAAATCTTTAAGATCACTTGCTTCTAGCTTTTTCATAAAACAACGACCACATTTTCTTGTCTAATGACATGATATGGTTCTTTATCTATTTCTATTTTGTGAGCTGCAGCTTTATCAAAGTATATTATATCTTCTTTTTTAACTGCAACTATAGAGTCACCAATTTCTATAACTTTAGCTTTTTGAAATCTAATATCTTCTCTTTGTTTTTGAGTTAATATTAAACCTCCTTTTGTTTCTTGATTTGACTCTTCAATTTTTTTAATGATTAAGTTATTTCCTATCGCCCTCATGTAATCTTATGTTATTAATTATACAATCAGTTGATAATATTGTTGTTGCTACAGAAGCCGCATTTGTTAACGCACTTTTTGTAACTAATAATGGATCAATAATTCCATTATCAATCATGTTTACCATATTTCCTGTAACCACATCAATACCAAACCCATCTTTACTAGGTATTTCTATTTCTTCAATACCTGCATTGTCTAGTATTTTTTTATAAGGTGATAATACTGCTCTCATTAGCACTTTTTCACCTACATTATCTTCATCGTTATTAAGCGCTGCATTTAATAAAGCAATACCACCGCCAGGTACTATACCTTCTTTTATCGCGGCTTTAGTAGCACATATTGCATCTTCAACTCTATCACTTTTTTCTTTTAATTCTATTTCAGAATTAGCACCTACTTTAACAACGGCTACTTTTGCAGCTAATAACGCTAGTCTTTTTTCTAGTGCCAGTTTATATCCAGCTATTTTTTCTTTAGCTTGTTTTTCTTGTAATTCTTTTATTAATACATGAACTGCTTCGTGTACTTCTTCTACTTGAATTATTGAATTATCTTTATTACAAGTAACTTTTTTTGCTCTACCTAAATGACTAGGATCTATTAAATCCATATCATCACCTAAATCTTCATTTATAACAGTAGCTCCTGTCATCAAAGCTAAATCATTTAGTTTTTCTTTTTTAGTAAATCCATACGTTGGAGCGTCTACAATACAAACTTTAATATTACCTTTCATTTTGTTCATAGCTAAAGCAGCTAATACTTGAGGATCAACATCTGCTATAATAAACAAAGATTCATTCTGTCTTATAGCATGTTCTAATACACCTTGTATTTTACGTATGTTTTCTATTTTAGATTCTACTACAAGAACTAAAGGTTTTTTTAACTCAGCTATACCTTTTACTTTATCTGTAGCAAAATGTAAGCTTTTTAAAGGTTTGTCATACTGCATACCGTCTATAATTTTAACAGACGATTCCAAGTCTTTAGATTCTTCCATGATAACAACACCTGTATCACCTACACTTTTAAAAGCACCACCAATTAATTCACCTAACTCTTTATCATTGTTAGCTGATATTGTTGCTACTTGATCTATCATTTCTCCTTTAACAGGTATACTTATTTTTTCTAAATACTTAACAACTTTTTTAACAGCAGAGTTTATACCTTGCTTTAGTTCTCTTGTATTAATATTTTCTTTAACAGCTTCTTTTAGTATTGCTTCTGCTAA